CCACAGAGCTGGACTTGGCAGAGCGTCTTGCCACCATCCGCGCCGACCTGCATCCAGGCCAGCTTGATTTTGTAGATGACACTGCCACGCAGATCATTGGCATCAGTGCTGGCTATGGCGCCGGCAAGACCCGTGCATTGTGCGCTAAGGCGGTGATGCTGGCTGCAGCCAATCAAGGCTTCATTGGTGCGGTGATGGAACCAACCGGCCCGTTGATTCGTGACATCTGGCAGAACGACTTCGAGCAATTTTTAGAGGCGTACGACATTCCCTATACCTTTCGTGCTAGCCCGCTGCCGGAATACATGCTGCACCTGCCAGGCGGTGACACCAAGATCCTGTGCCGCAGCTTCGAGAACTGGTCACGCATCATTGGTTTGAACCTTGCGTGGGTATTGGCGGACGAGATCGACACGGTGACACCCAGCATTGCCAACAAGGCATTCCCCAAGATCCTTGGTCGCTTGCGGTCTGGCAATGTCCGCCAATTCGGCGCTGCTAGCACGCCAGAAGGTTTCCGTTGGATGTGGAACACATTCGGCAGTGAAGAGGCACAAGGCCGCGAGGACCGCAAGCTCATCAAGATGCGGTCAGTGGATAACCCACACCTGCCGCCGGACTTCATCGAGCGGCTGCAGGCCAACTACGACCCGACGATGTTGCGGGCATACCTCGACGGCGACTTCGTCAACCTTGCTACTGGCACCGTTTACGACCGCTTTGATCGCAGCAAGCATGTAACGACTGAGCTGCCCGACCTTGACCGCGAGCCTCTCAGGGTTGGCGTTGACTTTAACGTTGGCAACATGTCCGCCATCATTGCCGTGCGCATGGGCGACAGGTTGCTGGTCATTGATGAAATATCAGGCGCACATGACACCGACGCAATGGCGCAGGAAGTCGTCAGGCGTTATCCGCATCGCCGTATGTACGTCTACCCAGACGCAAGCGGCGGCAACCGCAGCACCAATGCAACCCGCACGGACATCCAGATCCTTGAGTCCTACGGTATGTCCAACCAATCACCTAAGGCAAACCCGCCCGTTCGTGATCGTATCGCTGCAGTGCAAGCGCTCCTCGAAAACGGCAAAGGTCAGGTCAGGCTCCAGGTGTCAGAAACTTGCAAGCGGCTCATCGAATGCTTAGAGCTGCAGTGCTACACCGAGAAAGGCGACCCCGATAAAGATGCCGGCCACGACCACATGAACGACGCACTGGGCTACCTGATCTGGCGTGAGTTCAACCCGCTCCACGCTGGCGCTGGCCGCAGCACTGGCATCAGGCTCTACTAGGTGCTACGCTCACAAGGCCCAGCAATTCCATACCCAATGCTGACCGGATCTGAACTGCTTGCTAAAGTCAAGGACCTTGGCGACCTCAATAAATCTGACCTCGTGCGTGAATGTGGTTACGTCAAAGGCGATAAGCTCTGCTTCACCCAGTTTTATGAAGCGCTGCTTGAAGCCAAAGGTGTTGAACTGAGTCCTGCCAAAAAGTTAGGTCGTAAACTCAGCCATAAAGCCAAGGTGCAATTCAACGGCAACTTGATGGTTGGTTCTGCTTATGTCGAACAACTCGGCTTTAAACCCGGCGCTGAATTTGAAATTAAGCTAGGCCGCAACAGCATTACGCTGACAGCTGCGTAAACTGTTCGCATCGCAGGCGGCCTAATGTACTCCGGCTTTAACGCATACGACAGGCCGCTTGCACGCCGGCAGGTCACCAAGATCAATGATCCCAATACCTCGTGGTACGCCCAAGAGCCGCATTGGATCTTGATTGAAGACCTGATGCAGGGCACTTACGGGATGCGCCGCAAGCATCGCCGGTACCTGCCGCAGGAACCCCGTGAGCTTGACGAGTCCTATGACAACCGTCTAGCGCGTAGCGTTTGCCCACCGTACTATCAGCGCCTTGAGCGGATGCTGGCAGGGATGCTCACCCGTAAGCCGGTGCGGTTGGATGACACCAGTGACACCATCCGCGAGCAACTGTTTGACGTAGACCTGCAAGGCAATGACCTCAACGTTTGGACCTATGAAACTGCACGCAAACTCGTCCGTTATGGCCACATTGGTACATTGGTGGATGCACCATCTGATGGGGGTAGACCCTATTGGGTGACGTACACGCCACGGCAAATCCTTGGCTGGCGCACTGAATTACAAGATGGCCAGCAGCGTCTTACCCAGTTACGGCTGCTTGAATCGACCATTGTGCCTGATGGGCAGTATGGCGAGAAGGCAGTGGAGCAAGTCAGGCTGCTAACGCCTGGCGCGTATGAGCTGCATCAAAAGGATGATCAGGGTGAGTTCCGCGTCATTGACGAAGGCACCACCAGCCTTGATCAGATCCCATTCTCAGTGGCCTATGCCAACCGGCATGGCTACCTGGAGTCGCGGCCACCGCTGGAGGATATTGCCGAGCTGAACCTGAAGACCTATCAGGTGCAATCAGACCTCGACAATCAACTCCACATCAGCGCAGTGCCCATGCTGGCGTTTTATGGGTTCCCGTCTGCTGCCGAAGAGGTATCAGCGGGCCCTGGCGAGGCCATTGCATTTCCTGCTGATGGTCGCGCTGAGTACATCGAACCCGGCGGCAGCAGCTTCGACTATCAATTCCGCAGACTAGAGCAACTGGCAGCGCAGATCAATGAACTTGGCCTATCGGCAGTGCTCGGCCAAAAGCTGAGTGCTGAAACCGCAGAATCCAAGCGTATTGATCGCAGTCAAGGTGACAGCACGATGATGGTCATTGCGCAAAACGTGCAAGACATGATCGACAACTCCCTCCAATACCACGCGCAGTATCTCGGTCAAAACGAAGCTGCTGGTAGCTGTTTGGTAAACCGTGACTTCATTGGCGCACGCCTTGAACCGCAGGAAATCCAAAGCCTGCTGCAGCTTTACACTGCTGGCACCATCACCCAAGAAACGCTCCTGCAGAACTTGGCTGACGGTGAAGTGCTGGGCGATGACTTTAACGTAGAGGAGGAGCTTGAGGCAACGGCCAATGCGGGCATGGATCTACAACCTGCTGGACCTGCTAACGGACTGGATGATTCTGATGATGGAAATGATCGAACCGAAACCACCGAGGCAACAGGAGCTTGACTATCACATCTGCAAATTGCCAGATGAAATCTTGGCCATTGTGCGTGTCACGTGGTATCGAGATGGCAAAGCCGATGAGGTAGATGAAGTGGTGCTGCATGAAGATGGGCAAAATGGCTATGACGCTTTTGCAGCACTGGTGCAAACAGCATTAAAGCAATGCGCTAATGTCAGCATCCGATCTGGGTATGCACCTGAGGATCTTGGCATCTACCAATGAGCACCCCTGCCGCGCTATACCGTAATGCCATCGACTTAAACCGCTACAGCAATAGCGTGGCGCGGCGGATCATCAATGCGTATAACGACATCATCATTGATGCAGTTAATCAACTACGCACGATTGATGACCTAGCGGCACCAGTTAAAGCGGCACGGTTGCGTGGCATCTTGGCGCAACTTAAGGAGTCGCTTGGCGCATGGGCTGGTGATGCAACCGAACTAACCGCAGTGGAGTTGCAAGGCATTGCGCAGTTGCAGTCTGAGTTTGTGGCAGACCAGTTAGCACGTGCGCTACCTGCTGGCGCTAGGGATGCAGTACGCACTGTGGAGATCAGCCCGCAATTTGCTCAAAGCGTGGTCACCACTGACCCCACACAATTCAATGTGGTTGCATTGTCTGATGACCTGTTTGCAGCAGTGCAAGGCGCACCGCAAACATTCAGCCTGACCGCTGCCCAAGGCGCCACTATTACACTGCCTAACGGTGAGGTGGTGACCAAAGCGTTTCGTGGTATTGCCGTAGATCAAGCCGAGCGGTTCAGCCAGGTGGTGCGGCAGGGCCTGCTCACTGGTGAAACCACGCCGGACATTGCCAAGCGGTTAGTTGGTAACTTGCAATTTGGAGACCGCGCCAAGACCGTCAAACAACTCGTTGCAGCAGGTGGGCAGTCAACTGCTGTAGCTGACAATCAAATCGTCACCCTTGTTCGCACTAGCATCAACCAAGTAGCAAATACCGCAAGCCAACAGGTATATGAAGCAAATCAAGACATCACTAAAAAGTATCGCTATGTGGCAACACTGGACACCCGCACCAGCAGCATTTGTCGTGCATTGGATGGTAAAGAGTTTGAATATGGCAAGGGACCAACACCGCCGCAACACTTCAACTGCCGATCAACGACAGTGCCAGTGATCGATTACGAGGGTCTAGGTTTCACGCCACCACCACCCGCTAAGCGTGCATCAACGGGCGGCCAGGTGCCAGCAGATCAAACCTATGGCCAGTGGCTAGCCAAGCAGCCGCGTGACGTCAAGGCCGAAGCGCTTGGCCCCGGCAAGGTTGCATACTTCAACCGCCTTGCTGATAAGTACGGCCCAACCAATGCCATCGCCAAGCTGGTGCGTGATGATGGCTCTGAGTTAACCTTAGAACAGCTCCGCAAACGATATGGACCTGCCTAGCCTTCGGCATTTCCGCAATACCGGCATCTACAGCGACCCCGTAGAGGCGCTCGTTGGTGAGGCATGGGTGCCAGCGGTTTACACCGATAAAGGCTGGGCAACGGCTGATGGCGCTAACCTGCTGCTAGGTATCCAGGAGTGGCGTGATGCCGCTGAAGCGGGGCAAGTCGCAGGATGTGATCTCAGAGAACATCCGCCGCGAAATCAAGGCGGGCAAGTCGCCAAAGCAGGCGCAGGCAATCGCTCTCGCCAAAGCAGGAAAAAGCAAACGCAAGCCTAAGTAAGCTGACTCCATCACCGCACTAAGGCAATGCCCGGTCATTATGGCAGCATGAAGCCCAAGCCCATGACATCAAAGGGCACCAAAAAGAAAGGCGGTAAGAAAAAGTGAAACGCGGTGATCGTGTCGCTTGGACGTACCAAGGTAAACGCACCTTTGGCGTTGTCACCAGCATCGGCGGCGAGCGCGCCACCATACCCACGCGCAGTGGCGGTAGCGTCACTCGTGTAGGCAGCAAGGATGATCCAATCGTGCGGATCAAATCTGAGTCCACCGGCAATGCAGTGGTCAAGAAGCGTTCCGAGCTGAAGCCCGCACCAAGGCGATGATCACCTATCGCGGCGAGCAATTTGAGGGTTACAACAAACCCAAGCGGACGCCTAAGCATCCCAACAAATCGCACGCGGTATTAGCCAAGGAAGGCGAGACTGTCAAGCTCATCCGCTTTGGCCAGCAGGGCGTATCTGGCTCACCAGCACAAAAAGGAGAATCAGCAGCAGACAAGGCCAGAAGGGCATCATTTAAAGCACGACACGCCAGCAACATAGCCAAAGGCAAGATGTCGGCTGCCTATTGGGCAAATCGTGAAAAGTGGTAACCTATGCATGTACTTAACCCTGCGGGTTATCCATGTCTGAAGAAAACCAAACCCAAGAGCCTGCGGCTACTGGGATTGACACCGACGCGTTGCAGCGCAGCGTTGAGGCACTTGAACGCAAAAATCAAGAGTTAATTGCTGAACTTCGGCAAGCAAAATCCAAGACTTCAAAAGTGCCGGATGGTGTCAATGTCGATGAACTACTGGAGTTCAAGCGTCGCGCCGAGCAAGCCGAACTTGAATCCCAAGGAAAATACCAAGAAGCCCGACAGGCTCTGGAGCAACAGTTCCGTGAGGCGACGGCGCAAAAGGACCAGCGCATTGCAGAAC